TGAGTACGTTTGCCGCAGAAAGTGCCAATAGATCGCCTTCTTTGTATGCCGTAGCAGTTGTGACCTTGGCATTAACACGGCGTGTCTTACCTACATCCAAATTAAATGGACGTGATTCATGTGTAGCTGAAACAGTAGTCATGGATTACTTCCCCTTTTGCTGTGCCGCAAATGCTTTAGCACCTGCAGATAATTGGTGTTCTTGGTTACCCGATGGCTCCTGTCCACCTTGCAGATTGGCTTGGTGGCTGAATAAGTGTGCCAAGGTTGGATTTGCTAACGGCGCTTGCTGCTGTTGTTGACCAGCTGGTGGTTGCTGATTACCTGCAGAAAATTGGCGTAACTGCTTTGCTGTAAAGGCAAAGACCGAGTCATCCATATTTGTATATGCAGTTTTATCATCAGCACTGAATTGTGTTTTAAGTTCAGCTTCAAGCGCTGCAATATCTTCAGCACGCTTTTGTGCTTTGAATTGCTTAAGTTCAGCTAGGGCATCATCACGTTCACGCTCTGCCTGCTCTTTGGCCTGTTGTGCTTTTTCTAATTCGGTCACGTCGGTGTCCTCTTTGCTAGATTGTGTTGGGTTATGGCTCGCTGCCACGGCGTTTGTGTTGTCATCTGCACCCAAAGCACAGAAAGACACTTCACGAATACGACCACCACGAAATACCGTGATTGGTCCTTGGTGAACTTTTCCATTGACCGTGACAGATGCATCAGCCTGAATTTCTTCGACTGATGACGGCTCAATACGAACCGACATTTGCCACGGAAAACCATCGTCAGAGTCACGGGCAACTTCGGTGCCGAACTCGTTGCTCATTAAGTCGCCTGAAACGACTAAACCTTGTTGGTGATTAATGTTGTATTCATTAATGACACCTGCACGTTGGCGTGGTGAGTGGTCGAGTAGTGCAGGAATACGCCCTTTAATTTGCATAGAATCCAAATCAAAAATAATGCGGTCCCAATACCAATGGTCTGTAATCACTTCACCGCTATATGCCACGCCTGAGAATGTGCGTTTTTTCTTGCCTTCTTCAGCTTGATTGACGTTCAGATCACCAAGCCGAAAACAATACTTGTCCTGTGTTTCCTCTACTGGCATTTTTCATGCTCCATAAAAAACCGCCCATTAAGGCGGTCATATTCATATTTATATCAATTCAGCAAAGGCTTGAGCGTATAGATCAGCTTGCCTTGACTCGTTTCAATCGCAACAACCTCAAATGACAAGCCAAATGGAATCAAAACTCCTTGCCCCGCATTTAGCTTTTCCAGATCAATACCTAAACCTTTGGCGTTTTGAATCTGAATTACAACGTCGCCTGAGGAATCAGCCATGAGCAACGGCGCATTAAATTGAACCGTTTGCCCAAGTTGATACCCTGCCACTTGCTGAATAGTCGCAGTCCCCACCACAGTTGAAGCCTTATTGCTTGCCACAGCCTGAATTGCTGCCATGTCAGTACTCAGCCACCGTTTCAGCACATCATCAGCCAGTGACGCTACAGATGCATTTAAATAGCTGGTCAAAGCAGTGTCATTGCCCTGCACATAATCAATAAACGTCCGAATTGCAGTAGGACGTATTTGCGGATCAAGTGGAATCACTGTATCCGCAATCGTATTGAACAAATCCCGACTCTTGTCATCCATCGGCGCAAACAGACTTGTCAGCTTTTTAGATGCAGTCCACTCAGCTTGAATAACTTGCTTTTGCTCAAGCAAGAACTCTTTATCCAGTGATGAATCAGCAATCTTTTTATCGACCAGTGATTCAAGCTCACCAAACTGCAAAGGATGCGAAGACCAGTCCAATGCCTCAGCAACATCAGGCAGTTTGTCATCTGCTGTGATGCCATATTTCAAGGCCTGTTTTTCGGTTAAGGCGATTACGGTGCATCTGCAACGGAAAGAAAGTGGCGGGTAGTGTGTCAGCCAAAATGGATGCTCAAACGGCAAAACAATCTTATCTAAAGCCAAGTGGCTTGGACGCACCCGACTGTCATTAATAGCCGAGTACATCAGATAAGGGCGTCTAGCCTTATTTCGGTTTTGCTGAATCCAGCGACCATGACCATACGCATTTTGAATGTTGGTACGAAATACGTTGTCTAGATAATGCTTTGGCAAAATGATGTCAGATTCTTTGATTAACTTCTGAAAATCCTTGAACGTACCACCATCTGCAATNGNTTTATTNNCNGCCTTAATGACNGTTTCNATCTGNTCAAGACTCGACAAAAAGCTNACCGTNGTTGCCATTTGCCGTGTTTTTAAATCCANNGAATAAAANTCATCNGNCAATANAATCTTGCGCTGNNGTGCATANNGNAANGCTTCAAGGAACGTAACTGGCTGCAATGTTATTCTCCTTTACCCGCAGCCATATATCCCAAAATATCCGCAGCATACAAAGCCTGATCTAGCTTGGCTGTGAACTCGGTTTTAGTGGCTTTTGGAATAAGCTGCATAAGATTGAACGCCAATGCTTCAGGACTGTCTGACGTGCTTGCTAACTGCCGAATCTCGGCATTACTCAGCAGCGTTAAATCGTCCTGACCATCCGTCAATTCCTCAACTTCTTGTTGGGCATCTGTTAGCTTGTTTGCCGATGCCTTAAAGTTGAATGCTTGACGCGGTAATGCTGTGAATTGATTGAAACCTGTCTGAACTTGTTCAATCACATCGCCATCCTCTAGCCCGTATTCTCGCTTAAAGTATTGTGGTGTTAAGACTGCACCAGCATTTCTTAGCTTCACATCGCGTTCTGCCTTTTCAGGTTCAAGTGACTTTTCCTCGCCAAGAATAATCTGTCTGCGCTTCCAACCGTTCAGATCGCACAATGCATTAATAATTGCCTGCACTGTTGGGGTAATCATCCGAATGTCCGCACGGTATTTCGCATTTTGGACTTCCAAATGCACATCACCCAAAGCACGCGAGCCTGATCCATCAGTACCACTGGTGAGCGTCTGACCTAAAACCACCTTTTGAATACGGCGTTCCAAATTCTTGTCGAATGTTTCATACGCTTGCGAGCCATTACCTACAGCCGATGCACTATGCAGTTCTACAGAGTCCATACTTGAAATCGCTAGAACAGAAGTTGCATGCGCCTTTAGCAATGCATCCCGCATATCTTGATTGTGGCCAGTGGATGACTTGCCTACCAATAATGGCATACCGTACTTTTCCACAAATTTTGACCAGAACTTAAAGCCATTCGTTTTAAAGAACCAAACCCAGTACAAACGACTAAGCAATGCCTCTCCATAAGGATTTTCAAATGTAGATTTACAACGTGTTAAGAAATGCTTAAAACGCTGATCTACTTCCTGATCCTGATGTGTGTGGTTGTAGTTCTTTAAAAGAAGCAAACTTCCATTACTCTTTGGCTCATACCATTGCAGAGGCTTTTCACCAATCCATTCAAAGCCTATGAAAGGTGTAACAGTATCACCTTGAATATGAAGCTTTGGGTTTTCAGGTCTGGAGTAAATTCCCTCAAGCACAGAATATCCGTACCATCGCGCGTTTTGTGCACCTAAAATGATTTCAGACCACCATTCACGAAGATGTGCGTACAGAATTTCAGTTTCTATACCTTCTGCTGGCTCTAGCCGCCATGGAGCACTTTCCAGTTTATCCTGTCGCTTCTCAATAGCCTGATATACTTCATCGTCATACATCATGACTTTTAAGCGATGTCGGGTAATACCTGCTTTACGCAATACCTCGTCTACATCAGGCATTTTAGTCAAATAATTGAGTAGCGCCTGTTCAGCCTCATGCACACTTAAGTTACCCGACACAGGCTTTTGACTTTTGGGTTTGCGTTTTTTCTTAGCCATATTTAAAACCTTATGCCGCTGGTGGGCTGTAATTCAACATCACGACTGAATCTTCAATCGCATCAATTAAGGTATCGACTTGGTCGTCATGGTCATGGGTCATTTGGGCGTTAAATGCCTCACACTCATCTAGGAAGGATTGCTTCCAAGTTGCATTACGTGGAAGCATGACAAATCTATTCTGATTTTCTGGATAAACATCAAAGTTGTTTTCCAAGTGTGGTGCCACATCCATAAAGCGGGTCAATTTGTCTTTTTCACGTTGAACAGGAATAATTGGGATGCCGCCATATTTCTGCCATGACTGCACCAGTTGAGTTCCATGTGCCTTATCCTCAACTTTCATGTATCGAAGTGGCTTTGTTGTGAAGTCATACGCTTTATGCTTATCGATAAATGCTTTCGCTTTCTTATTCATCTCAGGCGCTTCCCATTTTCCACGCAACAGATCAATCAGATAAAGCTTGCCATCTACCCCCATGCCAACCAAAAGAAAGACAGTGAAGTCGTTTTCTTCTTTGACCTTTTGAGCGGTATCAACATACACAGCACGCCAAGCCAGTTCAGGCAATTCGTGATACTCACCAAACCACTCACCCTTGATCAGATCGCCACCCAATTTCTAGGTCGCTGCATGTACTGACTGCTGAATGTGTAGC